ATCTATGTTTTCGCTGCCCCAAGAAAATTGTTTAGGGATTGCAATCTGTTTTTTTGGAACAACACGCTTTTCTTTAGGGTCAGGCCAAGCTACGCCAGGCACTAAAACTGTTTTCATTTTGCACATGCCTTCGAGTAAGTGTGGAATTGTCTAGGCTCTAACGATACCCGTTTGGTTTTAGGAAAGTCGCTCAAAGGGCTAACCTTGGTTGACCCATCACTTTCGCGTGTGGCTCGTGCTAAAGACCCAAACTTTAACCCGTTAGCCTTTGCGTCTGCTTCTTTGCGAATCGTGGAAAGAAACTCTGGCATATGTGTTTTAACGTAGTCAGGTGAAAAAGCGTTAGTCATCTAGCATCCAATCAATAAATAGTCCGATAAGTACAAGGCTCATATTAAATCCTGTTGTACTGGTTTAAAGCGCCACTCACGCTCACCCCTGCCGCTGTTAGAAGTTACCTGTTTTCCAGTTAACTCTATTAAATCCATCTTTTCTAACTCATTCATGCGCCTAGCTACTTGGTTGTTTTGCAACCCTGTATGCCTAGCAATCCCGTCTTTACCCAATGGCCCGAAGCGTTGTAAACACGCAACAATCACATCGTGGTGCATCTTTGCTACGTCTTTGATGGAATCAGCCGCCTTAAAGCTGGTGATTGCGTCTGTTGCTCTCGCTCTAAAAAATTTAAACATATTGGTTCCTATGAGAAAAGGTGGGGGCTACTCGCCATTGGCAACTGCAAATTGCTGACTTTCACCCCCGAAAATCAGAAGGGGATATCAGAATCAGGAAAGTCGTTAGCTGGCGCTTTAGACGTTACTGGCGCTTTGTAGCCATCGGTTTGTGGTTCAAACAAGTAAGCCCAACCTTCCCAGCCGCCTTCAACCAAAGGCATCTGGTCAAGTTTAAGCATTGGGCCTTTTTTGGTTTCGATTACGCTGCCAATGCGCTGATAGCGAATTTTCTCTTGCCCGTCTTTCAGATACACGCCAGCTTTGACGGTTACTTCATAAATGATTGCCATTTTATTTAACTTTCTTAATTGCTGATCGAACATTGCTTGGGAGTTTGCTCCACAAATACAACTTCTGTTCGTCTTCTAGATTTTGGGTGTGCAGGTGCGTCTTTGCATCTTCTGGGCGCTCTGCGTTAACTAGATCAACCAGTTGGCCTGCGAGTTCTTCAAGGTATTCTTTTTCGTCTGCTTGTAGGTTGGCTCCTGCGTTTTGGTTAGGGGTAATAATTGGCGCTTTAGGCTTGCTTGCTGCGTTGCCGTCATCATCTTCTGGGGCAATGCCGCAGGCGCTCATAAGGCTATATCTACGGCCATAAGTCAAAGCACTAGCGTAACCCTGTGGGTCTTTTTTGGCAGCAGGAAAATGGACAATGCCACACTCAAGCATCTCGCCTGATTCGTGGACAAACACAGTCTCGACCATGATTCCGTCTGCGCAGTCATAGTTCTTTTGCAGCAAGAAAATTCCGTTATCGTTTAAAGCGTCTATGACGGCCTCAACGCAAGCGGAGAGGTCAGCATATCGGCTACGGAAATGCGGGTTTGTAGCGGTCTTTAAAGCAGGCCCAAAGGCTTTCTGTGCCTTGACGAGTGCGGTGGCGATGTTTTTCATAGTCCAGTCCAAATTAAGATGAATACAGTGAAGCAAGCAACGATGTAGGTAACGCGCAAAACTTGCGGCCAAATTTCGCGCTTGGGTTTAGGAAGTTCTGGGTAAAAGGTGTGTTTAGGTTTCATGCTTGCTCCAAATGTGCGTAGCATTGTTTTTCAAAGTAACGCATTTCTTTTTGTTCAACAAGGTGGGAGATGTTTTCCCATTCTGTATCGCCATCGTGCTTGGCAAACACTTCAACCCAGATACCTTCACGAATCATGTCGTTGTTGTCTTCTGGTTCGTAGTCAAAGGCTACGCAAAGCTGGCGCTCTCCAAGAACTTCGTCAAAGCTCAATGGAAAGTCTGCGTCAAAAAAGAATTCGTAATCTGATGGTTGTGTCATATTGTTTCCTAAGTTACCGCTTGCATTGCGCTACGGGATGATTAAAGTATAACAAGGTTTAAGTGCAGGGGCCGAAGCCCATTTTGTTTAAAGTTTAGCTATGCGTTGTTTTGCTGTTGAATAAGCCCAACGATTTGCGGCTTCTTGGCTTGCAAAACATTTGCTACGTTGCATAACGCCAAAGTCTGTAAATTTGCCGTTGACCATGCGTGAGTTTTGTACCCATGCGTAAAAATTAACACCGTCATCACGCAGGCCAACAATGTAACCAATCAAACGACCTTTGCTGTCTTTTTTGTGGCTTGGCACAAATGTTTCAAATGCTTCATTCATTTTGCTTCTCCTATGTACCGCTTGCTATTTGCTACGGGATGTACAAATTATAAGCGAAGTTATTTTTGCAAGTAAACGATTCTTTTCTAAGTAAAAACCCTACGCATCTTTTCAACAACAATTTGGCTTATGTTATATTTGGCGCATGGAAAAAACACAAGCAATCAAACTTGCAGGCTCACAGGTTGAGCTTGCTAAACTGTTAGGTATCAGTCAGCCAGCGGTTTCTGCGTGGAAAGACGTAGTGCCAAAGGCGCGTGTGTGGCAACTAAAGGTCTTACGACCAGATTGGTTTAAAGATGAGTTACGCTGAAACAGAGATGAAAATTATCCGTCAAATCGAGGCAACTCGCGGTGTTGACGGAAACATTGAGTTTGACCTAGAGGCTATCGAGGACTACATGGAATCGCTGGCATGGTTTAACGAACAAGACAGCCCAGACAAGATGGCTAAGATGATTGGTTGGATTGGCATTTCGCTGATTAGCATCTGTGCAACCTTGGATGTGAACTTTGCAGACTGCTTAGAAATTGCCTATGAAGAAGGCGAGAAAAGTTCGGAAGCGTTTGAGGATGACGATTCCTAAGTTATAATGTTTTGAAACAAGGCTAGGTGCGAAGTCATGAGCGCACCGAAAAGAGTTACCCCTTCTCCTGCCCATGTTTCTTTATCAAAGGGGCTGTTAAAAAGCGGGCTATATGCACTACTACCAGTTCAACATTGGTGACTACAAAAGTCACACCGAACATCTTTCAGAGATGGAAGACTTGACCTATCGGCGTTTGCTTGATTGGTACTATCTTCACGAAACACCCATTCCACTTGATTTAACTGAAACTGCAAGGCGGATTCGTATGCGTTCGCACAACGATTGCATTACGATTGTTTTGCAAGAGTATTTCGAGCGCACAGATGATGGATGGATTCATCACAGGGCAAACAAGGAAATTTCCAAGACAGGGGAGAAGTCTGAAAAGGCTAGTGCTAGTGCCAAAGCTAGATGGAACAAGGCTAAAGATGCGAACGCATTGCCAACGCAATCCGAAAGCAATGCTACACATAACACAAGACACATAACACAAGACACAAAACCCAAGGTAAAGACGCAGCGCGGTTCCCGCCTGCCTGACGACTGGACTTTGCCAGAAGATTGGAAAGCATGGGCAGAAGCTGAACGATCAGACCTAAACATTAAATCGGTGGCTGACAGCTTTAGAGATTTTTGGATTGCCAAAGCTGGAACAGGTGGGGTTAAGTTGGATTGGCAAGCTACTTGGCGCAACTGGATACGCAGTCAATCAGCGCCTAAGACATTTTCCAACAAGTTTGACGTTGCTCACATCACAACACCACCACCGCCAAACCAAGACGCTGCTTTGCGGAAGATTGAAGAAGATGGCAAGAGGGCTGTAAAGCCATCGTTAGAAGTGTTGGCACGAATGGCAGAGCTGCGTAAAAAGGTGCAGGCATGAACTACTTTGAAGCGCACAAAATTCTTGACCAAGTTCGTGATAATGTGTCTTATAATATAGACACGATTAACAAGGCTTTGGAACTAACAGGTGACTTGGACTTTGGAGAATGTAAGGGAGATGCAAATCCAGCATCTCGCAAATATGGCTCGCAAGCCTGGCTGGACAGCTTATGCCAAGGCAAGGTCAATGGAACTTGAGAAACAAGACTTGTTTAAAGGTATCACCAATGAAGTGCGAGAGCGCCTAAAGGAGCAACCATGAACACGAAACTGATTTCAGCATTAGCAGAGCTTGATTATGATGATTCGCCAGAGGACATTCAGCGCGTTATTGACGTATTGGACGCAACGAGTAAGGCGTGGCTAAACATGACCCAAGCTGACTACGACAAATTAGTTTGGGCAGATGAGCGTCTAACTATCCAGCGCGTAGATTTTGAAATGAATGGGGTAGATGAATGAACTGGCCTTTTCCACCCGCAACAGGCGCTGTTCCTTGGACTGCCAAACAGATCAAAGAACACGCGCAACAGCAACGCGCACAACTGCCAGAGGCTCCACTATGAATGAAACAAACCGAGCCTTTTATGAAGCACAGCTAAAGGCTGAAGTTGCCGTTTTGACTGAAATGGTGCGTGTGTTGTCTGACAAGCTGGCACAGATGGAGGCCAAGAATGATTGAAAACATTGCAACCATCATTCTGTTAATCGGAATTGGCTTTGTTATAGCTATTGGTGTAATAACGTGCTGCGTGATGATTAGTTACAAAGAATGAGATACGCTGCCCGTGTGGATGCCAACCAAGAACAAATCGTAAGTGCATTGCGCGCTGCTGGCGCTTACGTTTGGATTATTGGCTTGCCAGTTGATCTTTTAGTTGGCTACAAGGGCCACACATTCTTAATGGAAATCAAAGATGGCCCTAAGAAGCGTTTAACGAAGCTACAAGAGGATTTCTTTGAGAAGTGGGAAGGTGGCACACTTTGCAGGGTAGACGGCCCTGAAGCGGCTTTAAGAATGATTGCAGTTATATGAGCGCACTTGAAACACAGGTAGCAGGTAGCCACTACAAGGATTTAAAGATTCAGCCTGTTGAGTACATCCATGCTAACAACATTCCTTTCATTGAAGGCAGCATCATTAAATATGCAACTCGTTGGCGGGACAAGGGCGGGATTAAAGATTTGGAAAAGATCAAGCATTTTGTTGACCTGCTGATTGAACTGGAAAACAAATGCGCTACAACTTAGATGACCAGGCGCAAGCTACGAGCCTGATGAAACATTTATGGCCAAAGGTAAAAGAAGCGTTGGCCGCAGGTCGTAAGCTAACGCTAGAGATCAAGCCAGCTAATAAGAGCCGCGACCAAGAGGAAAAGTATCACGCCATCATTGGCGACATTGCCAAGCAAGCGCAGCACATGGGTGCTAAGTGGGATGCTGAAACGTGGAAAAGACTACTGGTGGACAAATATGTGCGCGAAATAGGTTTAACAAGCAAAATAATGGCTAATCTGGATAACGATGGTTTGGTGCAACTTGGCTTTCAGACCCGCAAGTTCACAAAAGAACAGGCCAGCGAGTTTGTGGCATTTTTAATCTGCTGGTGCGATCAAAACGGGATAGAACTAAAGGAAGCAATATGAAACAAGATGAAATTATAGTTATGGCTAGACAGGTTGGTTACACGCCGTTTGAAGCTCTTAAATGGGAACAAGCATTAACAAACTTTGCCAAACTGGTAGCAGCTAAAGAGCGTGAAGAATGTGCCAAATTGTGTGAAGAAGAAAAGTTAAACGCAACGCATTATTCAGCTACAACTCAATCAAACTGGTTGGCTATAAAGATCAGAACAAAATGATTCATTACCACGGACTACCAATAACGCCAGCAACGGCTGCCGCCAAAGCAATTGACGCAGGACACGCTTTTGTGTCATTTGCACATTCTGATCAACTTGGGGTAGCAATTGAAGTTTGTCAGTCATTTGCAATTGATAACGGCGCGTTCTCAGCTTGGAAAAGCGGAAACCCAATTAAGGATTGGACTGCTTTTTACGATTGGGCGTTAAATCTGAAGAAAGTGCCATCGTGTGACTTTGCTGTAATTCCTGATGTAATTGATGGGACAGAAGCCGACAACGATGCTCTTTTGCGTGATTGCCCATTGTCTAACTGGTTTGGCGCTCCTGTATGGCATATGCACGAAAGTCTAGAGCGCTTAGAACAATTGGGAAATACTTACGTTAGGGTTTGCATCGGCAGTTCTGGAGAGTTTGCAACGGTTGGAAGCCAAGCCTGGTGGTCAAGAATTGGTCAAGCAATGCGGGTTCTTTGTGATGAACAAGGCAGACCAATGTGCAAACTTCATGGCTTGCGTATGCTTGACCCTGCTGTGTTTACTAAATTGCCATTTGCATCTGCTGACAGCACAAACATTGGTAGAAACGTAGGCATAGACAACAATTGGAAGGTCGGCAACTATTTGCCGCCTACTAAGGAAATGAGAGCCGCCGTAATGCGCTCACGAATTGAATCCCACAATGCCCCCGCTGTTTGGGGATTTCATCAAGTTGAACAAGGACTTTTGCTGTGATTTACCCAATTATTTATATTGCTGCGTTAGTGGCCGCAAACCTTTTGGTGGCTACGATTGGGCCTTGGTTTAGCGTGGTCAATTCTTTTGTGTTGATTGGTTTAGACCTTACGCTGAGAGACAAATTACATGACAAATGGGATGGCAACCCAATAAAGATTGGTGGATTGATTGTTTTGGCTGGAGTTATCAGCTACTTGTTAAACCCTGCCTCTGGTCAGATTGCAATTGCAAGTGTTGTTGCTTTTACTTTATCTATGGCAGTAGATTCTTTTGTTTACCAAAAACTTAAAAGTCAACCTTGGGAAAAACGCGCTACAGGCTCTAACATAGCTGGCGCTGCCGTTGATTCTTTGGCTTTCCCTACAATTGCTTTTGGTGGGTTAATGCCTGAAATTGTGGCAATGCAATTTGTTTCTAAAGTTGTTGGTGGGTTCATTTGGACTAAGTTAATCAAATGATGATTCCAAAGTTTAATTACTTCCGCAGCACCAAGCATCTAAAGAACGTGGCCAGCCTACCTTGCCAGAATTGCTATATTGAAGACCAAACACAAGCGGCGCATAGTAATTGGGCTGAACACGGCAAAGGTAGGGGCATCAAAGCAAGTGACGAATTTACGGCTGCGCTTTGCCAGACCTGCCACATGGAACTAGATTCAGGCGCTAGACTAAGCAAAGAGCAAAGGCGTATGCTTTGGAATATGTCTTATCAAAAGACGGTCAATCAGTTAAAATCGCAAGGACTTTGGCCTGCTGAACTAAGGAATAACAATGGTTAAATACCGCGCAAGCATTGAAACAGACCCCGTAATGCAATTTACGATGTGCTTATTGCATAGCGTCACAAACGCGCATATCTTGCATCTGACGACCACAAGTTACTCAGAGCATAAGGCACTCGAATTTTTTTACACAGAAGTTGGCGGCTTGGTCGATGACTTTATTGAGGCGTTTCAAGGTAAGTATGGCTTACTGCACGACTTCACCACAGATTATGTTTTGCCAACTAATGCGTTGGAATATCTGACATATCTAAAAGATGAGGTAGAGGCGGTCAGACGTATGCCAAGATTTCCACAGGATTCAGAGTTGCAAAACACAGTAGATGAAATTGCCCAACTAATCGACAGCACAATATACAAACTAAGATTCTTAAAATGAAACTAGAAATACAATACAAAGCAATACAAGATTTAATTCCTTACGCTAGAAACAGCAGAACACACGATGAGGCCCAGGTTGCCCAAATAGCGGCAAGCATTAGGGAGTTTGGTTGGACTAACCCTATCTTGTTAGATGGGGAAAACGGCATCATTGCAGGGCATGGGCGCGTTATGGCTGCAAGTAAGCTAGGCGAAACAGAAGTCCCGACCATTGAATTGAGCCACATGGATGACAACCAGAAGCGGGCTTACATCATTGCTGACAACAAGTTGGCGCTAAATGCAGGTTGGGACAATGAGATGTTGGCGCTGGAATTAAAAGATTTAAGCGATGCAGGGTACGACCTTGGGTTAACAGGCTTTGACCCTGATGAGATTGATGCGCTTAACCCGCAAGTGGTCGAAGGCTTAACAGATGAGGACGCTGTGCCTGAAGTGCCAGAGGAGCCTGTTACTAAGCTAGGCGACATTTACCAGCTTGGCAGACACCGTTTAATGTGCGGCGACTCAACCAGTTTAGATGCCGTAGATGCTTTAATGAATGGCAATAAAGTGGATATGGTATTTACCGATCCACCTTACAACGTAGCTTTTAATGGGCGATCTGGTAAGCATGAAGTTATTAAAAATGACAATATGCCAGAGGCAGAGTTTGCTGACTTTATTAGTGAAGTTTGTAACACCATCCGATCAGTAGACCCAAAGGTTTATTACATTTGGTGCAATTGGAACTTTTATGGTGTTTTACAAGACAAACTTGACTACAAATCTTGTATTGTTTGGGCCAAAAATGTTTTTGGTATGGGTAATGGTTATCGGCATCAGCATGAGTTTTGCTTATTTAACGGCAAAATTGACCAAGAAATCAAAAATGAAAGCGATTTGTGGAGCATCAAAAAAGATACAAATTATGTTCATCCAACACAAAAGCCAGTTGCTTTATCGGTAAGGGCATTTGGCAATCACGTTAAGCTGTTAAACGTATTAGATTTATTTGGTGGTAGCGGTAGCACTTTAATAGGCGCAGAACAAACAGGCCGTAACGCTTACCTTATGGAACTAGACCCTAAGTATTGCGATGTGATTGTTAAGCGTTGGGAAGAATTCACAGGTAAAAAGGCTGAGTTACTTAATGCCGACAGCACCGTTTAATCAAAAGTGCAGCCACCTTGGATGTAAGAACCCAAGGTCTAAGTTAAACAGTTATTGTGTAGATCACGGCGGTAAAGAGTACATCAAGGAGACCGATACCCTGTACCAAACACCGTTGTGGAGAGCAATCAGAACAACACAGATAAGTAAGCAACCACTATGCCAAGCCTGCTTAATAGATGGCAAGGTAGAAGCAGCAAAGCACATAGATCACGTATTCCCTTGGAAGACATACGGAGAGAAAGCGTTTAGTCAGAACATCTTTCAATCGTTATGCCACGCACACCACAGTCATAAGACAGCACTAGAGCGCAAAGGTCAGTACGAGCATTACACGCAACATGGCATTAAAACCTATGTAGAA